TTTCCAGAAGCCGCCGCTATTTCTTCCAAACTAAATGGAACTTTTGCGGCAAAATCAGCTAAATTATCAAATGCTTTTGTACCCTCTTCAGCAGTTCCAAATAAAAATTTAAATCTTACTTGTAAACTTTCTACTTCTTTACCAACTCTGACTAAATTTGATATGACCCTTCCAGCACCAATTGAAGCTAAAGCCGCACTTGCCGCTAATGCGGCTGTTTTGATGCCGCCTAAACCCTTTTTAGATTGTTCAACTGCTCTTTTGGTCTTATCTCTTGCGACTATATCTATATTAACTTTTTTTGTCATTTATCTCCTAGATTTGGCTTTCATTCGAGCAACATTCGCCTGATGCTGTTCTTGTTTTCTTTTATCATCTAAAAATATTATCCAAGTCATAAATTCCTCAACTGAGAACTCCATAACTTTATGTATAGGTAATTTAAGATAATCAGCCAACTGAACTATCGTATTGTAGTCGTGGTCGTTATCTATTTTTTTTTAATGTCTTTTTTTGTAGGTGTTTGCATCAACCAAGTAGCCGCCTCTGATAAAACATCGGGATCCGCTTTCTTCATCAATGCCATTTTATGTTCAAGTGTAAATAAATTCTTGCCTTGTTCATCAAGTGCAAGTTCTATAAGTGCGTATGCCAAACCCTCAATTGGATCAAGCTCCATTTTTTTAAATAACCGACCTTTCTTTTCAAGATTGATAGGCTCTTTATAAAAAGTTAAATCCCATTCCTCAAAGTATTTGCTTTCGCCTTTACTTAATGAGTTGTAATGATCCTTGATCTTGTCGATTGCAGACATACGCAATTATTAAATTATTTACTAATTATTGTCAAATTATACTGTTGTTCTAGTTATTCCGCCAGTTCCTTGAACAGATATAGATTGTCTAATCGTATCGTCCATAGTTACTGATGTTGAGTTTCCAGTTACAATACAAGCTCCTTGCAGTACAAAATCGCCACTATCGTTACCCTCTGGGTGTAAAAATATGTTTACTGATGCACCTTCAATGAGAACTCTTTGACCATTTGTATCTGTTTCGTCAAAATGACACTCAATAGTTGCTGTAAATGTTGATCTACTTGCAACAAATGATTTTGCTGAATTTGCTAGTGCAGTTGTTTCAATTACATCAGCAGTCGTTTCAAGAGTAAATCCTGTTACCTCTGCTACTGTGTTTCCGCCAACTTTTACGAGTCCAGCACTTCCTGTATGTACAGCCATTATTCTTCTCCTTCTTCTATGTTAAATGATTTAGGTTTTGGTTTAGACTTTTTTTCTGCTGGGTCTTTCCAACCAGCCTCTTTGAGCGATTGAGCTTGATCTTCCCAAACCTCAATTGTATCGCCTTTATTTTCTAGCTTTATTCTTTTAGCCATAAAATTCTCCTTTAAGGTGTACCACTCGTAAATGAGTATAAGCACCTAACTGTTATTATTACTCCTCCATAAGGAAATATAGTTCCCTCGTCTGTTTCAATAGAAACGATTTGCGTATCAAGTGCGTTTCCATTTCTAGTTCTATCACTATCTAGTGCAGTTTCAACTGTTGATACTAATTGATTTCTTTTCGTATCAATGTTTGTTGTTGTTGCACTTCCATTAGTAACAAAACCAAATATTCTAAAATCAATCGTACCTTGTCTCGTAATGCCAGTATTCTTGATCGTAATATCTTCTCTAGTTTCATCAGCAGTCTGAACAAATACTGCTGGGAATTGTTGCTGTGATAATTCTTCAGCATCAAAAGGATTTCTTTCTACTTTACCAAATGTAATTGGACTGCTAACCGCAGATAAGGTTGAAACAATATGTGCCGCAATATCTTCTCTTTCGCTCATAATCTTAAATCTCTCATCATAGTATCAGTAAATATTTTTACTGCTTTTTCTTCTTCTTTTTTACCAACTGAGAAAAACTCTCTTTTAATTTGTGCTTTACCAACACCAAGTGTATCGTTGTAAAATGCTTTCAAATTTTGTTGTCTATTAGGAAAAAATATTTGTCCTTTTGTTTTAGAAAATGTTTTAAATGACATATTCCCTAACATTTGACCTGATCTAAATAGATTAGGTGTTGTTGTTCTTCCTTCTTTTGCTCTGCGTTTTGCATATTTAGGTGAGTAAGGTCTAAAAGCTCTACCTTTGAAATCTCTACCTTTTCTTGTCCTGTCTTTAATTGCGTTTTGTAGAAACATTGCTGTTTTATTAAGTGCTTTTCTTGATGCGTTAGGTATTTTAATTCTTAATTGATCTAATGCACCTTTAGCCGCAGAAACTTCAACATTAATATTTACTGCAACCACTATCTAACCAATCTAAGTTGATGTATTGCCACCTTCTCTGCATCAGCGATTGAACTATCTTCGTCAGCATCATACTCAATACCATCTCTCAATATGTCGGAAAATTCATCTTCATAAGCTGTACGATAATAAGTACCCATTTGTTGGAAACGATCTTCGTCACCTTCTGAATTAAACTTAGTCAATGCTGGGCATATATAATATCCTAATGTTCTGTAAACTGTGGCTCTAGTCCATTGTGAGTCTGTAAGTAAAGTTAAATTAATCTCTATCCCACCAGCATAGCTTCTGTTTCTTGATTGATTGCTGTGATAAACAGACCACCATCTGTTTCTAATATCTCTTTGCACATCTGCAATTGCTTGAGTTACAAATGCGTCTTGCTCACTTGTCGATAAACCCATATCGCCTATATCAGGCTGATATACTAATAAATCTGATCTTGTTGCAAATGCCATAATAAAATCCTTGTTAAATAAATTGGAGGGAGAGGAAAGGTACTCTCCCCCCTAGTTGTTGATCTAAAATCTAGTAAAATTACTGGATTGTAGAATCAGCTTCGATCTCACAACCATGTCCATCGATTAGTTCACCAACACCATAAACTGCTGTTGCAACTAATTCCGTACCTCTGATTGAGGCATCTCTTTGTTGTTCGATTTTAAGGTCTTGCATCATTGCTAAACCTAGTGCGTCTCTGTGGAAAACTGCACCTTTGTAATCACCAGTAGTTCCCGGTTCATTACCAGATGAGTCAGCTATGTTTGATGTTTCATAAACATCAACACCAGCGATCTGACCTACAAAACCAGTTCTCAATGCTTCATTACCAACACCCGGATTAGGGTTAGCAAAAGTATTTGTTAAACCAGATTTCAAGTCAAATGCAACTTGTGGGTGTATAACACAAGCGAGGTCATCGCCCGGAACACCAGCCGCTCTTAGTTTTGCTACTGCTTGGAAAATTAATGAAGCAGACATTGTTGTTGATGCTGATCCAACAGTAGTTGAAAAACCACCAAACAGTGCAGTTAAGTCTAAATCAATTTTCTTTGCAATTGCTTCACCAAACAATTTTCCTAAGTCTCTGATTACATCTGACTCAGATACATTTCTAGAAAGATCAGTGACCGTAGCCATGATTCCTACCTCTGATACAGTCAGATCTTTTTTAGAAGTTGAGATTGCAGTATTGCTTAGGTCAGTTGCTTCTGCAACAGCCGCCGCAGATACAGTTGGGTAAATTGGCACTTGTAGTACCTTGCCTGAATTGTTAGGCATTTGGAAATTTCTGACAAGACCTCTCATAATTGATCGCTCAGAAGCTACAAATAGAGCTTCAGCAACCAATGGGGAGATCAAATCATCTAATGTCGATGTTGTTGTTTCGTTAGCCATAATTTTCTCCTATATGGTTAAATTGTTATTAATAATTTTTGAATTTTTCCTTACGATATTCCATATATCTGGCTTTATCTTCAGGATTATTCATGTTTAGTTCCGCCAAGTTTAAAGGTTTAGGTGTATCACCGCCAACACTCGATTTACTTCCAGCACCGCTTGGGGTTGCTACTTTAAAATGAGGGTTGTCATCTAAAAACTGTCCAACATATTCTTTGATACTTAATGGCTCTCCTTTATCGTTATACATCGGAGCATTATTCTCACCAATGATTTCAGGTTTACCATCGTCTCCTAGTTGGACTCTGTTTTTTAATAAATTGACTACTTGCTCTGGTTTGATAGCTTGTTGTTCACTTGCTACTTTAATCAATGCGTCATCAATTCTTACTTTTTGCAACTCGGCTTGGTACTGTGAAATAACTGCATCTTTTTTAGAAACAGTTTCTTTTAATACTTTATCAAATTCGCCTCGTTGTTTTTGCATTTCAACTTCTTTTGCTTCTTTTTCATCTAAGAGTTTTCGTGCTTCGTCTGGGTCAATGCCACTAAATCTTTTTTCGATTTTAGCTCTTTCCCTCGCAAGTCGCTTCTCAATGATTTTATCCAACTCGCTTTGTGCGATCATTGGCTCTTGTTGTTCAACTTCCTGTTTTGTTTCAAGAGATTCAGTATTCTCAATCTCCGTTTTTTGCTCGTCAGCCATAGTAGATTTCTCCTATATTATTAAATCGCCATTTTCATTGTACCAACTCGGATCA